ACGCTAGATAATTGCAAGGCTTATGCGACCACAACAAATGACAAATCAGCCGGAAAAAAGAAAACCAATAAAGCAATCGCTCCGGTTTGCAGTTTTTAAGCGGGATGAATTTACCTGCATTTATTGCGGCAGGAAATCACCGGAAGTCGAACTTGAGGCCGATCATAAATTTCCGCACAACAAAGGCGGCAAGGATGAGATTGAAAATCTCGTAACGTCTTGCACGGACTGCAATCGCGGCAAAGGTTCTGGCGATATTACCGACACGATCTCCGCAACGCAGTCCATGGTTGCCAAGGCGCTCGGGATTGACCGGCGGACTTTGGTTGAGTGGATTGACGGCGGCCACATCGTCCGCATGGAACGCGGCGAATACAACGTTCTTGATGTTGCGGCGCAGGCGATCAAGTACCTTCGCGGACGATCATCCGCCGATGCCCTGACGCAGCGAAAGACCGAGCTTGCCGCCGAGCAGACGCGCAAGATTCGCCTTGAGATTGACGAGCGCGAGCGCAGGCTTTTGCCGATGGAATTGTTTGAAGCGGCATGGATGAAACTGGCATCGGTGTTCCGAACCAATGGCATGGCGGTGCCCAGCTCAAAGGCGTCTCGCTTCGTAGGATTGAAAACCATTGCCCAGGCCGAAAAACGACTCCGAGAAGTCATCGACGAACTTCTCAAATCTATTTCCTCTGCCGACCCTCGACGAATTGTCGGTCTCGATAGGGCTGGTTTTGGAAAGCGTAAAACCCCTTAGTCGACTCACCGTTTCGGAATGGTCTGACACCTACCGCTATCTCTCTACTGAGGACTCCGCCGAGCCCGGCAAGTGGCACACGAACCGGGCCGAGTATTTGCGCGGCATCATGGACGCCATCACCGATCCGGCGATTGAAACCGTGGTCACCATCAAGGGTGCGCAGATCGGCTATACGGCGGTGTGCGGCAACGTGTTGGGCTACTTCGCCCATCAAGACCCTGCCTCGATACTAATTATCCAGCCGACGGTTGAAATGGCAGAGGCATGGTCCAAGGAGCGCTTTGCTCCGATGATCCGCGACACGCCAGTTCTGGTTGATTTGTTCTCGGATGCCAAGTCGCGCGATGCTAGCAACACGCTGCGGCTGAAACAGTTTCATGGCGGCTTTGCGGCAATCATCGGCGCCAACGCGCCCGCCAGCCTTGCCTCACGGCCAATCCGCATCGTTCTCGCCGACGAGATAGACAGGTGGCCCGTCTCCGCCGGCACGGAAGGCGACCCGCTCAAACTGGCCTCGAAGCGCCAGGGCACGTTCTGGAACCGCAAGACGCTGATAGGCTCGACGCCAACGGTCAAAGGTGCCAGCGCCATCGAGCGCGAATACAAACGGAGCGACATGCGCCAGTTCCATGTGCCATGCCCTCATTGCAAAGAGAAGTCGCCGCTTCGCTGGGAGCAAGTGAAATGGGACAAGGGCGCTGGCGGCGATCATATCGCCTCAACCGCGTCTTACCTGTGCGAACACTGCGGCACACTCTGGACCGACGCTGAGCGCTGGGACGCGGTAAGCCGTGGGGAGTGGATTGCAACCGCGCCATTTCGCGGCGTTGCAGGCTTTCACCTGTCGCAGCTTTATTCGCCGTGGATGAAACTAGCGGACCTGGTTCAGGAGTTTCTAGACGCGCAGGGCAATCCCGAACTGCTCAAGGTATTCGTCAACACCGTGCTTGGTGAAACATGGGAAGAGCAGGGCGAGGCCATCGAGGCCACGGGGCTCAAGACCCACTGTGAACAATACGGCGGCAATGACTTGCCCGCCGGCGTCAACTTTGCGACAGCGGGCGTCGACGTGCAGGGCGACCGGCTTGAAGTCGAGATCGTGGGCTGGGGTGCTGGCGACGAAACATGGGGCATCGCTTACGAGGTGCTTTACGGCGATCCGGCGCAACAAAAGGTCTGGGCCGATCTGGACCTGCTGTTGGAGGAAAAGTTCTGGACGGTTGAGGGTCGGCTGGTTAGGATTCGCAGTGCAGCGATAGACACCGGCGGCCATCACGCCGCGCAGTCAATCGCATTCTGCCGCACAAGACAGCGCCGCCTGATCTACCCGATCAAGGGCGCTGGTGGCCCGCGTCCGGTCTGGCCAAAGCGAGCATCGAAGTCCACCAACACAAAAGAGAATATCTGGATCGTCGGAGTCGATACGGCGAAGGACGCGGTTTATGGCCGCTTCAAGATCAAGGCGCCGGGGCCCGGCTTCTGTCATCTGCCGATGGATTACGACGATCAATGGTTCGAACAGGCCACGTCCGAAAAGGTTGTGACCCGTTATAAAGAGGGCAGACCATACCGCGTTTGGGTGCTCGAAAAGGGCAAGCGCAACGAGGCGCTGGATTGCCGTGTTTATGCGCTCGCCGCCCGCATGAGTTTGGAAAACCGGCTGACCCATCCGTCAACCGTGAAGGTTGACGCTGCAGCACCGAAGCCAACACCGGAAGCGCCGGTGGTACTGGCGCCGCAGATTATCAACCAGCAGCAGCCGCGAGGCCGCCGCATGAGATCAAGAGGAATATCTTAAATGGCAGGCATGACAGCGGCCCAGGCGCAAACGATACTTGACGCATGGATCGCTGCGTCACTTGCCGTGGCGTCCGGGCAATCCTACTCGATCAAGGACCGCTCGCTGTCGCGCGTCGATGCAGGCGAGATTTCACGTCAAATTGATTTCTGGTCAACCAAGGTGGCGCTTCTCAGCCGGACGCGTGGCCGCACTCGATATGTGGTGAACCTGTGAAAGTCCAACTCGGTCGCCACAAGACAGTCGACGTGCCGTGGAGTTTTACCGACAGGCTGGTGGCTTGGATAAGCCCTGCCGCGGGCGTTGACCGGCTCAAGTCACGGCTGACAATGAGCGCCGCTACCGGCGTCGGTGGATATTCCGGTGGCAAGCGCGACCGGAGGCAAACCCGCAATTGGCGACCAGGCCAGACAAGCGCGAACGAAATTCTATCCGCCGACTTGCCCGATCTCAGGGCTAGGTCACGCGACCTTATCCGCAATGTTCCGATTGCAACGGGCGCGATTTCAACCGTGGTTACTTCGGTGGTGGGCGACGGGCTGGTTTTGCAGTCGCAGGTTGACCGCAGCGTTTTGAATCTTACCGACACGCAGGCCGATGAATGGCAGGGCAAGGCTCAGCGCGAGTTCGCTGTCTGGGCGCGCAACCCGGACTTCACCTCGCGTCTCAATTTCGACGAAATGCAGGAACTGGTGTTCCGTGCCGTGTTAGAATCTGGCGACACCTTCGTTGTTCGTCGGCGCCGCAAAGACCTGGCCGATACTTACAACCTGAAACTTCAGGTCGTTGAGGCCGACCGGATTTCGAATGACGGCCACCGCGCCAACACAGCGTCTATGGTTGACGGCATTGAAATGGACGCCGACGGCCGCCCTGTGAAATATTGGATATCCTCGCGCCATCCCGACGACGTTGCAAACGGCGTCAAGCGGGAATGGAAGGGCTATGAGGCAGGATCCACCGTAACCGGCCAGCCGCTGATCCTGCATCTCTACAAACAACAGCGGCCAGACCAAGCGCGCGGTGTTCCGTACCTCTCGCCCGTTGTCGAGGCCATCAAGCAGCTTGGAGACTACGCCGAAGCCGAAGTTCGCGCAGCCGTGATCTCCGCCATGTTCACCGTGTTTGTTAAGCCGCAAGTTATGGAAGATGACAGTGACGCCTCGTTCATTGGCTCAAACGACACCGCATCCGGCGTCGCCCTTGATTCTGAAATAGCATTGGGCAACGGTGCCATTGTCGATCTCGCACCCGGCGAAGATGTGACCTTTGCCGATCCGAAGCGCCCTAACACCGCGTTCGACGCTTTCGTGACTTCCATGTCCAGGCATATCGGTGTTGCTCTGGAATTGCCTTATGAGCTTTTGCTAAAGAGCTTCACCGCGAGCTATTCCGCCTCGCGCGCGGCGCTGGAAATGGCGTGGCAGATGTTTCGCACCCGCCGCTCATGGCTTGCATGGAAATTCTGCCAGCCGGTCTATGAGTGGGTTATAACTGAAGCGGTTGCAAGTGGCCGGTTGTCGGCGCCGGGCTTCTTCTCAGATCCGATTGTTCGCGAAGCCTGGCTTGGCTCCGACTGGATTGGTCCTTCGCGCATCCAACTTGACCCGCAGAAGGAAGCGAGCGCCGATCTTATAGACTTGAACATGGGCACCAAAACGCGGGCGCAAATCATCATGGAGCGCACTGGCGGCTCGTTCGAGGCCAAGCATGTGCAGCTTGTGAAAGAGAACAACGTGCGCGAGGCCGACGGACTGGTGACGCTTGCAACAGCGAGCGAAGTCATGCAGCCTCCGCCGCAGAATCCAAACGATACAACTGACACTGACACCGAGAAAGAGTAGCAATGATACACCCACGCATAGCCGCGCGTCTATTCAACGCGCCTCTTTTGGTTCATCCTGGGAAAGCTGCTTCAATTCTTCATGGATTGGGCGGGCGAATTCTCGGAAGCAATATCGAATTTTCAGGGCCAGAAGCCATTGCGCATATCGCCTTCGACAATCGTTCGCCGCGAATTGGCACGGTAGGAGATCGCTTAGGACGGCGCGTGGCCGCAAACGGCGGTCGCCCTTATGACATGGTAGGAAGCATAGCGATCATCCCAATTGAAGGCTCGCTCATTCACAAAGGGGCCTTTCTTGAAAGCAACAGCGGCGAAACTTCATATCAAGGCATTCAAACACAGGTTGTTACTGCCGCGCGTGACCCGCAAGTAAAAGGTGTCGTTCTTGAAGTAGACAGTTTTGGCGGCGAAGTTTCCGGAGCTTTTGAAACGTCTGACATGATCCACGGGCTATCTCTGGTAAAACCAACATTGGCCATCCTCTCAGAT